CGCCCACGCCGCAGGCCACACCGTCTCCGACTCCCACCCCGCCGCGCTCCCTGGCCAATGCGCCAAACGCGGGCGGGGCGGGCGCCGTCGCCGAAACGCCCATGGGGCCCGGCGCGGCTTTCGCCTCCACCATTCGTCGCTAATTCGCCTCGCCGCATCGTGCGGCCGGGCAACCCTTCAAATAGGAGCCCCGGCCATGGCCGAGACCATTCTCTCCACCGCCAATGAACGGCAGATCTGGATCACCAAGTACTTCCAGGAATATGTCCGCACCTCGCGGTTCATGCCCTACATGTCGAACGCCGACATCAATAAGGGCGGCATCATCCTCACCAAGTTTCAGCGTGAGGACGAGGCGTTCCGCACCATCAATATTCCCTTCATCGCCCGTCGGAAGGCGCTGGGCGTCACCGGCGCCACGGTGCTGGATGGGGCGGAAGAGGAGCTGGTGAACTACAACTGCCCGATCACCATCGATTGGCGTCGGAACGGCGTTCGCCTGCCCAAATCCACCACCTTCCGCACCGAGATCAATCTCTGGGACGCCGCCCGCGACGCCCTCATGGTCTGGGAATCGGAGAAGCTGCGTGACGACATCATCAAGGCCCTGGCCATGGTGGTGGTCGACGCCAATGGCACGATCGCCTTCTATGATCAGGCCACGGCGGCGCAACAGAACACCTGGAACGCGGCCAATTCCGACCGGGTGCTCTTCGGCTCCAACATCTCCGACTATTCGGCGACCTTCGCCACCGCCATGGCCAATGTGACCACGTCCATGACCGCCAGCGCGGCCATGGTCTCCAAGGCCAAACGTATCGCCAAGCAGGCGGACCCGCACATCCGGCCCTACCGGGTCGAGGACGGGGACGGACGGGAGTACTATGTCTTGTTCAGCGGCTCGCGCACCTTCCGCGATCTGAAGCTGGATACCAACATCATCAACGCCAATTCCAACGCCCGGGCCCGCGAGGGGATGGGGATGGAGAAGAACCCGATCTTCCAGGACGGGGACCTTCTCTGGGACGGGGTGATCATCCGGGAAATCCCCGAGATCGACACCTATTGCGGGGCGATTTCCAACCCCAATGGCGGGACGGCCTTCAATGGCGTGGGCGGATCGGCGGGCGATGTGCGGCCCATGTTCCTCTGCGGCGGCGGGGCGGTCGGCGTCGCCTGGGGCCAGGAGCCGACCCCGCGCACCGACATGATCAAGGACTATGGCTTCCGCCCCGGCGTCGCCATTGAGGAGCTGCTGGGCGTCAAGAAGATCAACTTCAACGGCGTCCAGAACGGCATGGTCACGGTCTTCGCCGCGGCGAGCGCCGATTCCTAAAGCCTGATCACCCACCCCGTCATCCCGGAAAGACGCGCAGCGACTTATCCGGGACCTAGGGGACTGGATGCGATTCCGCGGTTCACGAACCTTAAGCGCCGTAACCGGTCCCCTGGGTCCCGCATCTCCGCTGCGCTTCGTGCGGGATGACGGGGAAGGGGAGCGTTCGGAAATTCCCCCATCCCTCAAATCTGAAAGGAGCGGATCGCCATGTCGACCGCCTATACGACTGCTTTGTTCAACGCCAAGGTGGGCGCGTCCTCCGGGCACGGCATCAGCCGGATGTCCACGCACCTGCACGCCATTTCGGGAGCGATCTCGACCTGGGCGGCGAACGACACCATCGCCGTGGGATACATTCCCCGCCAGGCCGTGGTCACCAATGTGATCCTGAAGGCCGCGAGCCAGCTGGATAGCAATGGGACCCCCACCCTGGCCCTCGATGTCGGTGTTGTCGGAACCCCGCAGCTCTTCAAGGCCGCCGTGACCACGGTGGTCCATGCCTCGGGCGCCAGCGTGGATGCGACCAACACCGGCGCCGGATACCTCTATCAGAACACCAGCGGCGCCGATCAGGAGGTGTTGATCACGGTCCACACGGCGGCGGCCACGGCTGTCGCCGGAACCCTCGAACTCGACGTGGAATATTACGTCGAGGATGTCGCCGGCTCGAACCCCTAAGGTTCGCCGCCGTGACCGTCGAGGATATCCGGCGGGTCGGTCAGCACTGGCTACAGGCGGTTACCACGGCGCTCGCCCTGGTGGCCGTCGCCCTGCTGGGCTGGACCGGCTCACAGCTCATCGCCATGCGCGATGACATCCACACCCTGAAGGACGCCCTGCCGAGCATCGAGGCGCGGGTGGATCGCCTGGAGAACCGCCAGGACAAGGTGATCGAGGTTCTGGGTGATCAGATCGACCGGGATAAGCGCCGATGACGACGCGACTCCTGATCGATGATCTGAAGCGTGACGAAGGTCTGCGGCTCGAGGCTTACGCTGACACGCGCGGCGTCTGGACCATCGGCTATGGCCACACCCCGGCCGTGGACGGCGCGGTCTGGACGGTGGAAGCCGCCCAGATTCAGCTTCGCGCTGATCTTGACGTCGTTCTGGCGCGGCTGGACCGGGAGCTTTCCTGGTGGCGCGCCCTGGACGATGTCCGCCAAGACGCGCTCGCCAATATGGCCTTCAATCTGGGCGTGGGCGGCCTGCTCGCCTTCCACCACATGCTGGAGGCTCTTGAGGCTCACGACTGGCACACCGCCAGCGCCCAGATGCTGCTGAGCGAATGGGCCCAAGAGGTCGAGGACCGCGCCGAGCGCCTCGCCTTCATGATCCGCACCGGGACGCGCCCTTCCTCGACGCCCCACCTTTCCCCGTCATCCCGGCCAAGCGAAGCGCGAGCCGGGACCCAGGAGACCGGACCGCGCCTCGCCGTCGCGAACCCAAATGCATCGCCCAGTCCTCTGGGTCCCGCATCTTCGCCGCGCTCCGTGCGGGATGACGATTTTGAAGATCAGGAATCACAGATGATAGACACGCCCACGACCAGCCCCACCCCTATCGAAACCGCTTCCCTCGACCTCGCCCGCTCGGCGCTCATGGCGGCCGGCGCGATCCCCCTGGCCCATGGCCTCGCCACGGCGAGCCAGTGGCAGGCCATTGTCGGCGGCTTGCTCGCGATCGGCTCGGCCGCGTGGTCCTATCTCGCGGCCCATCGGTCCCAGACCAGCGGGCTCGCCAGCCTGCTCGGCATGGTCCGGAAGGGCGGCCAGGGCCCGGCCTGGAACGGCGATGTCGCCGCGCTAGAGGCCGCCGTGCTCCCCCTCGTGGAGAAAGCCGTGGACGCCCAGATCAAGGCCCGCGCGGGGATCCTCGCTGGCCCCATCGATATGACCGCCGACGCCGTCATCAAGAACGCGGCGGGCCAGGTGGTCAGCCATCTTCGGATTTAAGACCGGCAACACTTCCCCGTCATCCCGGCCAAGGGAAGCGCGAGCCGGGACCCAGGAGACCGGACCGCGCCTCGCTGTCGCGAACCCAAACGCATCGCCCAGTCCTCTGGGCGCCGCATCTTCGCCGCGCTTCGTGCGGGATGACGAACTTATTGCAAACATGGAGACAAATCATGTCCTGGTTCTCTGAATATGTCGGCGATCCCCTCAAAGCCCTGGTGGCCAAGGCCGCCGCGAGCCTGGATGCGGACCTGAAGGCCCTGGCCGGCCGAGTCGCCGCCACGCTTCCCCCCGCGCCGATCAGCGCCAGCGCCGAGACGGCGTTCGAGACGGCGATCCAGACCGGCATGGACGCGGTGATCACCGACGCGGTGGGCGAAATCCCCGTGGCCGGCGCCCTCCTCGCCCCCGAAGCCGTCGCCGCCGGCAACGCCGCCATCGACTATGCGGTGGCAAAGGGCACGGCCGCGCTCAACGCCTTGGCCGCGACGGCGAAGGCTCAGCTAGTGGCTTTTTCGCAACCGCCCGCACCCGCCAGCGGCGTTTCATCTGGCGGCGTGGGCTAATACCAGGTGTGCAGCGTCACGCCTGGGGGGACGCGGGCCTTGAGGGCCATTTCGCGGGCCTTGTCGGCCCGGCGGCGGGCGGGCGGTTGGTAGATGGAGTGGAACTCCACAAAAAGTTCGATCGGGCGGGTGAGCTGATCGGCGTGATCCCAGAGGCGCTCCAGCACCGCCAGCTCGGCGCCTTCGATATCGAGCTTGATGGCGATGTAGTCGTGATGGACCTGGACGGCCATGAGATAGGCCAGGAAGTCGATAGCCTGGACCTTCAGGGTGTCCGCGGCGCCGGCGCGCGCACCAGTTGAGGAGCTTGGCGCGATCAGGGAGCCGCCGGTGGTGACCGGATCGATGGCCGGATCGACGCCGTGGAATTCCAGGGTCTCATCCCGCACCCAGACCGCCTGATCCAGAATGCGCGGCGGCGCGCCAAACCTGGCGCGGGCGATCTCGGCCTCCAGGCCGGCCCGGCAATGGGGATTGGGCTCGAAGAAGTGATAGCGGAAGACGGCGGGATCAAAGATCCGCTGAAACACGCGAAAGCCCTGGCCCAGATTGGCGCCGCCATCGATGAAGAGCGGGTTTGAAAGGCTCATGCGCCGAACGCGCGGCCCAAGGACCAGTGGGTAATAGAGGG